TTTTTCAATTCACTAGTTTCTAACATAAATCGTTTCACCTCTGAGAACATTTTCCATACAGGATAAACAATTTTTGATAATTAGTAAAGCATGTTCATATTGTAGATACAAACAAATCCAACAACCTGACACAAGCCTGACAACCGCTTCTCTTCCCTACCACAGCCTCAGTTGCTATTGTTATGGGTCAGATACTTATTACACTGACCGGTGTTAAATAAGTCCTCACAAAGTCACTGGAGTGGGATTGCACACACACAAGAACTTACTAGGTTCTCACGAGGTTATTCACCATTGACCGTTTCTTCTCCTACTTCCGCCACAGCGACATAATAAGAATAGACAGCAACATATGTACTATCTGTAGGAGCTGAACCCCACATCCTTTAGTTTATTTGCTGCTGTCTATCGACGCTTAATTGTGGAACAATAACAAACGATGTTTCTATTATTTTGTCGAAATCCTGTTTCCTAATCTATCGACAATATCATATTAACACGCTTTTTCGTCCAAAAACCCTACAATATCCCTACAAAAACCCTACAAAAAATCACCGATACTTAATCAATGAACCTTTTTTATATGCTTCGGCAAATTCGATCAATGCATTGGATTTTAGCTTTTCTACGTTTTTCTCTCCATACCCCTGAATTAGTTGTCCTATTTCATAATTAGAGTGCTTATTAACATCGCAAAAACTATAATAGAGTATTTGACGACTGATAAGACTCAAACTCATTAGACCTACTAAAATCGCATCTCTTTCAGCTTCTATGTCCATCATTTGAATAAGCGCATCTTCTGTTTTGTTGTCGTGTTTTGGCGACCTAGGCATGTCGGTTATAATCGGCGACTTAATATCTATCAATGAACGACCTGCCATCCGCTCCAACCGTCGGAAGTTTTTCAACACATCTCTCGCATTACATCTTGTCTGCCTAAAGTCTACATCTCTTAGTAATTGCATTAAGTCAAACCGCTCCTTTTTGTGATATAATAAACTTGTCGGATTTATTACATCAGTCGGAGCAATCCGGCTTTTTTTATACCCATGCTTATGCTAAGCTTTTCAAGTAGAGAGGTTACGCTCGTTACCCATATACATGTTGAGCTATCTGGCGGAAAACAGATGGCTCTCTATTTCAATATTCTACTAAGGGCAGCCAGTAATCGGCTGTCTTTTTTATATTTTAATGAGAAACTTTACTTATATTTTTATCTTTATAACAAAAAATGCTATTATCTAATGATAATAAAACGTATAGGAGATGGTCTAATGACTATGTGGAGCATGCTGTTATTTTGGATTCCAGTTTGTATTGGTATCATCGGATTTTGTTACTTTGTCCAACGCTCTAGAACAAATAAGCTCCTCATATTGTCTTTTTTACCTGTAGTATTTTTTATTGTGCAAATCGTTAAACATACATATATTGAATCGCAAGAAATATTCATTTTTCATGTGGCAGGTTTATTTATTTCTGTTGTTTTTTTCATAATGATACTTTCCTATTTTTATAGAAAATAGATTTAACTCTCAGAACTACGCTTTTTCGCTGTTTGTATAACTTCCATATCTACTAATCGAGCAACCCCAATATTCGCTTTGCTCTTCGCTAGTTCTTTGTCACAGTCCATCGTATTCTCAATACGAATAACTGCTGAATGATTGTACACACGTTCTACATACCCTCTAATTGGATAAATGAACTCTTCCGCTTTGCAACGAACCATATCGCCGACTTTAATTTCTGATTCTACTTGCTTAATAGGATTTTTAGTTGATAGATCCATCATCAAGCCACCAATTCCATAAGTATCAGTGTAAAATCCGTCTTTTAGTTTCATTCTGCATCCTCCCTATTTCGTTGCAGATTTTTGCCTAAAGAAGCAAATGAACTACCAAAAGCTTCTGCCATTCGACCAAAAGCTTTCGTGACTTCTCTAGCAAGCCTTACTACTTCTTCTGTAGATACATGATATTTACTCGCAAGTTTTATCTTTTTTACATTTATTTCTTGTTTCTTGAGTTTTGCTACTCTACGGTGTCTGTCGTTCATTCTGCTTCTTCCTCCCATAATCTAATTTCAAGAACAGGATGTATTACGCCCTCATCATCTGTATAGATATCCATATTGAACCCCTTGACTTCGCCATCTCCGTGAACCCTGATTCCTCCACCTTTTTCACACCATCGATCCCAAACTTGCGGCGCCAATTCGAAATCTATTCTAATAGGACCATCATACAAATTTACTAATTCTCTTACTTTCATCACTCTTCATCCCTCCAGATCCAACAAACAACGAAAACGAACATCAGTATAAAAATGAATGTGTGTGTCATCTACTCGACACCTCTAATACCTAAGACAACATATCCATCTTTCTGCATGAAATCAGTAATATAAGTGATCTCTGCTTTGTAGGAATTGCCAGTGTAGGTCCAATGATTGTTTTCTAAACATATGAACTCTCTTAAAATTATTGTGCCTCCGACTTTAAAATTACGATCATTTCTTCGGATCTCGAATTGTTTACGTCCACTTGTTACTGCTTCAAAAAATTCTGGTAGTATTTTTAGTTCGTGCGTTTTCACTCTGATTCCTCCTTATATAATTCGAATTTACTAGATGGCCAACTCAAACGCTGTTTATCGTCGTCTATCAAAACGATTCTGCCAGGCATCGAAGCATCTTGAACTATATAATATTCGTTGTCCAAGAAGTATAATGACACGCCTGAGCCTATTTTAGTCACTACTTTGTCGCCTTCTTTGAAACTCATCCTTCTACCACCTCATACATTTTTTCAAATACATCTGGTTTATATATATGGAAGTTTCCAAACTCATCTTTTACAATGTAATCTTTATTAGTAAGTTGTTTTATTCCGTCTTCTGTGGAAACACAAGGTGTTCTTTCGCTTCGATTCTTTTCACGCCAAGTTTCATCAATAAAATTACGTTCGCCACTAAAACCACCGATGAAATCATGACACTCTTTCCAATTTTTTGAATAACTAGAATTGAATTGCACTGCTTCTACAATGGCTGGTTTCTTTCTATATTTCATCCTTTCCCTCCTTCCAAAACTTTAAACGTACTTTTTCTTTCATTCGTTAGCGCATTATTAATTTCTTTCTGACTCCAAGGAACAATCACTCGGACTGAATACTCAACGATTAGATCAACAAATTCATAACGAAAGCTGTTGATGGAAATTATTTCACAGGCTATCCCTTGATAAAGAGAAATCTCTCCAGCCTTGATCGGCACTTTATCTTTTGACTGATTGTATCTTTCTGTGATTATTCCTTGAGATTTGTATTTAAGATAATCACTCATCTCTCCGACTTTTTGAACCAGAACTCTTACTGCTAAACTAATAGACTGACTAAAATATCTTTTTTTGATCTCAAGAATACGAATAACAATATACTTATTTTCCTGATATTCGACAGACTCACCGATGGTAACTTTTTCGTTAAAACCTTCTTTATAGATTTCTAGAATAGTTAACACAGCTTATCCCTCTTCCACTGGCACAGCAAACGCCCAGTATCTTTCGTCAATATCTTTGATTCGCTTCTCTGTAAACGGTGTTCCTGTTTTTGTGTTCTGCCAAGAAATCAAATCTCCAGTATCGGTTTCTATGATATAAGTGTCGAACGTCATCGAGGGTAGTTTAATGTAATACATCGGCTCTTTCTTGACCTCGTAGCCGTCTTTCATGCGGATGAGGGTTTCGAGTGGTTTGTTTTTAACAACATCTAACCAATTCTCAAAATCTGTCTTGTGTTGCCATTCTTCATCGTCTAATTCTCTGATTGCCATAAAAATCGCTAAATCCAGTACATCTTTATTATCTTCAAACCACTCCGACACGAACTTCGGCACCACTGGCTTCTGCGGTTCGTCAAACTGCTCAACCAAATCTAAAATTAAATGTTTTTGTTCCAATAACATACTTTCTGGACTATTATAATGCAGATGTTCATACTTGATTTGCTCAATACGTGTAATCAATTCCTGTTTATTCATCACTGTCCTCCTTCATAAAAACTAACCAATGTGTTTTTGTTCACTTACTTGAATATATCTGAGCTTCAATCTTATTATTCGTTTCTAAATCTCTAACGTGTTAGCGTTAATTTGTGGGGGATTTAGGGGGTGGCTCATTTGTTTATAACTGCAAAGGTTATCTTTTGGGTGATAGTTATTCTTTTCGTCCTAGTTATTTGTAGATTTTCAAAATGTAATGATCAATGTTACACAATGTTTCTTTTTGCAAGTCCGATTTTTTATTTTATATCTAAAATCTTTAACTATGGACTTGATCAATCATTATCTGTTTTTATTAGATATTTGATTGGCCTATTTCTCGCAGTTGTTACTTTTATCGCATATCTAATCTATCGCTGTAAAAAGTAATAACTGAACCAGTCTTTATGGCTGGTTTCTTACGTCCACTCCCCTAATAAATCACTATTCTCCCAAATATTCCCGATTACCTCTTCTTCGCCCGTCCAAGAATAGCCATTATTTAATCCTGAAAGATACCATGCTGACATACCACCAATAAACGTCCCGCCATACTCCTCTAACCAAATGACTTCATGAGGACAACCACTAGTGCATTTGATAATATCGCCTTGATAAACATCTACGTTGTTTTTATCTTTCAGTCCTGTGGATTGCATGAGTTCAACTTGATCAAATTGGCGGTCAATTCGTCCACCTTCTAAATCCACCAATTCATTAAGCCAATCGATAACTAAAACATTTATTAATACTTGTGTTTCTTTATCCCATGCTCTAAAATTCGGTATCATTTCTCTTCCTCCATACTCTCAAAAATAGCAATAGCTTTTTCTATGCCTTTTCGCTCTTCTCCAGTAGCGCATGCGTATAGATAGCTTCTTAATCGACGAATGGCTTTACTGATCGATATTCGTTTCATTTGCTAGCCTCCAAATCAAGATACTTTCTTAAACTACGTAACCCTTTGCCACGTTTTTTCGTTTTACGTTCAATCCATGTTCCTGTTGTTCCCCAGTAGTCAATGGTCCCCTTATGTGTATTGATTGAAAATTGGTGATTGCTTGGGTAATGGGTAAACTCGAATCCCAGCGCTTTAATATTTCTTGTAGCTGAATCCCCCATTCTTTTAACATGCTGTTTTCGACGTTCTTTAAGATAGGGTTTTACGTCTCTCCAGTATTCGGCCAGATCATTCATTTGCAGTCCTCTTTCTGTAACTCACCATAAATGGAACATCTACGACGAATTGCTTTTACTCTGCGTTCATTTTCGAGCGTAGGTTGTATTTTATATGCTCTTTTTGCACCCTTTAGTTGATTTCGAGCACCTCTTAATGCATCTGAATATAATTCTTTTGGTGCATCCACTTGCTGTCCCTCCTACTTATTTTCTGTAATGGTGAAAGGTACAATGCTCTCAGGCATATAGTTGACTTCATATTTGTATTGGTTCACTTCAGCGCCTGCAAGATCTTCTATCACGTACATATTGAACTGAGTCATATTGATTAAATGCTTTTTATAAACTCCTTCTTCCGTTTCGACTAGTATCTCAAGTTTTTCAGAATTACTAGTGTTTACCGATATTCTTCCAATAACCTCAAACTCTACCGTGTTAGATAATGTGTTCATAACAGCGACACGACGAATTACATTGAAGTTATCTGCTTCTTGGCTTACATTATGGGACACTTTCGTAGCTTGACGACATGCCGATAAGCTAAAAACCATACCTATAGTCACAATTAACATTATTAGTTTTTTCATTTTTCTTCCTCCAAGTATTTGAATGTTCGTTTCTTAACGTCTGTCGTTCCCCTTTTTGCATACGTATATATCGTGCTGGGATTCAATCCTAGCTCCCGACCGATATCTTCACAAAATCCCTGAACTAAGATTTTTCCATCGTGATATACGGCGATTTTTTTCCTTTTTTGATTTCTTTTTATATACTGATTTTTTTCTCCAACTGGAATATTTTGTTCACGCCACTTGGCCCAAACAGAACCACCAACGCCAAGTGCTTCTTTAATGGCTTTGACAGTGTAACCAGTTTTTCGTAGTCTCTTATAATCTTCATAGGTGAATGTTTCAAAATTCATCTTTTGCAGAGGGTGTGAGTCGTCCATCGTGTCATAATCAATGAAACCTCGTATCACCTGAACCTTCTTAAGCTCTTCGTCTGTTAGATCCTCAACGGATCGCCCTCTCATTATCTGCATCATCTTTTTTCGATATAAACGTTTTTCTTGCTTAGATAAACTCATCCGATCCTCCTTCGATTATGCATACCTCTTCAAACTTTCTGGTGATACGCTCAAGTGCCTTTTTATACTCGATAATACTTTTTATCACGTGACCTTCTCTCATCACGTAGTCACGCTGTATAGCTCTTAAACACATAGTCAGTGTTTGATAGTAGCCAACAAATGAAGTCGCTTCTTCCTGCTCGCCTTTAGCACTTTCGGTATATTGGATCTTTCCAGACTCATCACGTACGACACGTGAGAGAACGATATTTTTGCAATCACTTGTAGTTGTGATCCGATAGTCCTCTATTCGCATATCTAACATTCTTCCTGCGCCTCCTTTATTATTTTTAGTACATGTGCTAGTGCGCTCTCACGTCCCGTATGGAACGCATTGAGCCACTCATCGTCATAAGCTAAACTTCGTCTTAACTCTTCGACACGCATCATTTCAAGTTGTGCAATAAAGTGGTTAACAGTCATCTTCTTTTTCCTCTTGAGCTTTCTGTGCCAAATATGCTTTGAAACGTGCATCGATTTCTGCTTTTTGTTGTGGATCAAGTTCTTTTTCTTCTTGCGATTTATTTGCCCATTCTGGTAATTTCTCACGACGGACATTTTTTTGATAACTCCGACTTATAGATTTTACTTGCTGACTTTTTCGCATTTCTTCTTCTCCCTCAATGGCAGATTTACTAAATAGTCGTTTATTAAAACGATTCTTAAGGATTCCTTCTAGATAATTCCATCGACGGTTATTATTTTCTATTGCTGTATTTACACCATGGATCATCCAGGCATCTGCTTGCTCAATGGTTAGGCCAGCTTCTTCCAAGTCTTTTAACCAAAAATTGATATTATCCCCCATAGTATTTCCATAAGGACTACCAAACCCATTTTTTTCAATATACGAATATATTTGAATCGAATACTGTTTTAATTCGGGAGCATCTTGTTTTTCTATGTCTTTGTCTTCCTCTAACTCTTTCTCTATATCTAACTCTTTCTCTAACTCTGGGCGACCTTTTCCAGACAGCTTCTGGACATTGTCCTCCCTTGCTCTTTGAACTCGTTTTTGTCTTGCATATTCTGTTTCTGAACCTACTAATTCGCTTAGTTGGTTGAGATATATTTCTCCACTATCTAATATTTTTATTAACCCAATTTTATTGAATAGATCCATAGCTACTTTCACTGTGTCTGCATTTGAACTTGTTAATCTTGCCAAGGATTCAGGATCGTAGGGAATCATTAAATTTCCTACATTCCTAACTAATAGACCTTCTGTTTTTAAAGATTTAAGACAGAGTTTTAGATAAAATAAGCAATATTCCTTACCGTTAGGTTGTTCTTCTAACCATTCGATAGTGTCTTCTTCAAAAAAATCTTCTTTTAATTTGAGCCAGTAATAACGTTTCTTTTGTTTGTCTGACAATTCAATACCACCTTTTTCTTATCCGCCGATATTTAATTTATTGATCGTTTCTTGATTTAACTTAATCCCTTTGATTTGATACTTGTTCTTAAAATTAGTGACACCGATTTGATGTTTTTCTGTATGGTGTATTCTGCAAAGTCCTGCGTAAGTGTATTCTGAATGATCGATTTTCTTACGTTTCCGTCTACCCAACGCTTTATCGAAGTGATCAATGTCCGCTCCTGTTTTTCCACAGATACAACAGACTCTTTTCGTAATACACTTGTAGAAATAGTATTCTTGATTCGCTGGTAAGATTTCATACCCTTCTTTAAAAGGAATATGATGTTCAAAGATGAAATCTAAGATGATATTTGCTAGGATGTTTACGTCACTTACAGTTGTATCCGATTCGTCCTTGAGGCTTATTTTTCGCCCTGTGACACCTTCAAAACGAAAGTAGAAGAATTCCTTCCAGAAGTCCGTTGGCGTGCCTGTATCGATGAATATATCCCCTATGAGCGCATAGATGAAATTTCTTTGCTGGGCTGTGAAGCGACGTGGATCAATAAAGCGAATTTCAATGATCCGGTCACCTTCATAGCCTTCGTACATCGTTTTAAGTCGTTCGATGTTTACTTCTTCGTTGATCGTTGCGCTAATTTCTTGTCCTTTGAAATGCTTTAATATCGCAGAATATGAATCGATTAGCGGTTTAAACAATTAAATCACTTCTTTTTCTTCTGATTCGTTGATCAATTCATCTCAACGGAGTACTCTACACCTAAGCTTTCAATCGTTTGTTTGATAACTGACAGTTGTTTAGCAGTTCCTGTAATATTTAGAGCAAAGGAATACTTCGGTTCATCGGTGTCTATTTCTTGCGGTGTTCCCACAGCTCTTTCTGGCGTTGCTGTTTGTTTGATCTGTTTTTCTGTCTTTTCTATTTCTTTCTCTTCTTTTTCTCTTAATTCTTTGACAGCTTGATCTATCTTTGGGAAAATCTGTGCTGCAGTTAGTCCTTCATCAATTAAAGAGATCCAAGCCATTGGCTCAAGGCCATAAGCTTTTACATAGCTTTCAACCAACGATTTTTGCTGTTCATAGTTTTCTTTTTCTTGTTTTATTGCTGTGCATTCAGCAATTATTTCTTCTTCAATTTTTTTCGTTAAATTGTTTTTGGCTGTAAAACTTGAAGCATTCAACCAATTACTTTGGAGGCTGATTTCATTAGGTTCAATCTCAGCCTTACTTGCTTGTTTTTTGATGAATGCCAAAACAATTGTTTTTCGTTCTTCCTTTGTTTTAGCTTCAAATTCTTTGATTTGGTCAGCGATACCTTTAGATGCTAGTTTGATCTCATCACTGTAGATTTTGATTTGATTTTCAAATGTAGTGAGAGGTTCACTAAATTCCTTCTTCACTTCTTTTCTTTTCGAATCGATCAAATCAAAAATTCGATTTAGTTCCGCTCTTGCTTTCTTAGCATCTGCAATATCCTCTTCTTTAAAAATCAAATTTTCAAAACGCTTAACAGTTGCATTAATTAAATTCGCTAGTTGATCTTCATTGATAATTTCAATTACACTTGGTTGATAATTAACATCAAAGATGACTTCTGTTGATAGTTCATTGCTCATTTATAAATCCTCCCAAGATGGTTTTTTGACGGTGCGTTTCTGTCGGTTAGGCTCATCATTAAATTTTTGGGCTGCTTTTTTCGCTGAAAGCTTCAAATAGCCTATCAGATCTGAATAAAATTCATCAGTTACTTGTTCTAAACTATCGAATCCTTTCTTTCCTAGTGCATTCGCAGCAACCACTTCTTTTGGTAAATTAGTGACATTCGCTATCTCTTCGACATATTTGTCGAAAGTTTTTAAAAATTCTTCACGCAAATTTTTTGCTTCTTTATTTTCTTGCGGCAACGCATCCGCATCTTTAGCATCGTCAATTAAATACAGACCGTTTAAAGCATACTTTCGAGCATATGAAGAAGCAGATCCTGTTACTTGGCTATCGTCCATCTTTGTTCTTGATTCAGCCTCTCTCGCATATGCAGTAATACTTAGCACTTCTTTTCCATCTGTTAATAGTGCGGTTGCTTTAATATAGAAACGATTCCCAATTAAAACAGGTTCATCTGTAAGTGTCAGTAACAATCCCATTTTTTGATTTAATGGTTTAACAGCTTTTAGGATGTCCTCGCAATTTCTATAGTTATAATTGCCGTACTCACTATACTGACTTTTAGGAGCTTTCAGCTCATTTTGAACAGAGATCACTTTCTCGTTGAAAGACATTTCATTCATCTCTTTCATATTTCCACCGGCTTTCCGACACTACTTTCTATAAACGCTTTTAAATCATCTTCTCGAACATATTCATTATCAATTGAATAAACTGTTTCTCCCGAATAAAGAGGTTCTCCTTGCCAATCAAATGCTTTAATTTCTGTGGAACAATCAGTTTTGTGATTAGTCAAATATTGATCTAAACTGGAAAGTTCATTCTTCATATGCTAAAATCTCCTTAGATATGTTTTGTATGTGACTCATTGCTTGCCGGCGGAGTCACTTTTTTATTTGTATCCATGCTTTTTGTTTATTGATTAGCTGTTTGCTTAAAATAGTTGATTTATTGTCATACCACCATCGATCAGCAATCATTTTTCCTTTCTTCAAAGCTTCTTTTCGATTCATATGTTCTCCTTTCTTTCGAATCTAATAGGTTTATCAAAACCATTAGACTTGCGAAAATACTTCCTCCCACTACGCTGTAGTGTGCTACTAGTACGAGTAAACCTAAAATGACTCCGATAAAAAGCGTGTCTGTCTTTTTCATAGCCTTATCTCCCTATTTTTAATTTCTAACTTGTGTAAATCTTCAAGCTCATTCGCAATCAGCTCTGCTTGTCTATCTGAAAGCTCATCGGCTTTTCTGAGTGCTGCACGATCATCTTGTAATTCTTTTCTACGTAGCCTAATAAGATTGAGAATTTGATGTTCTTGTTGTACTGTATAAGCCATCAACTTACCTCCTATACATCCTCATTCAAAAATTTATTTATAAAATATTGCTGTCCTTTACCAGTAACAAGAGGCGTGAACTTTGTCACTAACTCACCTTGAGAATTCGTGCGTACATGCTCCCTCACGTCCATAATTCCTAAATCCATAGAACGTTGCGTTGGTTGATTCTTACGTCGTCCGTCTCGACAAAGATAACCATTCTCTCTTAACCAAATGAACAAACGATTTTGCCCAATATTTATACCGTTTTGTTTTAGAATCGTGGCTAATTCTTTAATCAAACATGAATTAACGCTACCTCTTACTGCATCTGAGAATAATGCTTTAGGTTGCATTTCTTGGATAACCAAATCTTTTTGTTTTAGTTGTTCACCTGCTTGTAACAACAGATCTGCTAGTGAGTTTGGATTGTGTGTAATCTCATACGCTTTTTGATCGGTTAGGTATGCGCCGTTCTTTCTAATTGATGGTAGAACTTCACTCGTTACCCATCGTTTGAACTTTCTAGCACTTGGCAGCTTGGATTTAAGTATTAAGCTGTATAGCCCTGATTCGTTGATGATCGTCATGTTTTGTTTTCCTCCAAGGGTGTCCCATTTCGTTACCCCCTTGTCTTCTTCATCCACATGATTTAGGATTGCTTTTTGAGTGTTTCTATATCCTAAGACTTCTGCAACGTCTTTACCTACAAAATATGGTTCGTCATTTACTAAGATTGTTCGAACTTCGTTTTGTTCGAAATTAAAAATTTGTTGTGTATTCATAATTTTCTCCTTTCAGATCAAACTAGTAATTTAAAATCAGTACCACTAAAAATAACGATTCAAGTAATAAATTAAAATAGGCGATCTTTACTAGCATAAAGATCATGAACTCAATAATAGACACGTCAAGTCATTACAAAATCTCATCCTCATATTCTTAATTTCGGGTACTCGTAAATTTTCTAGCTCGTTCGCAATTGTTTTTACTCTGTAATCAGAAAATCTATTACCTATCATCAAAGTAGAACGATTATCTTACAGCTTTATCTACCGTTTTTTGATAAATCCTGTAATCATATGCTCTGGTTGGTTTGTATATATCATTTCTCACTATCATCTTTAAATACAGGTTCCACTACAACTCCAGTCCTACGGGTAATGCTCTTTGCAATAACCCACCAAGCTCGTCGAATCGCTTCAGAAGAAGGTTTGTTTTCTAGTACAATAATTAAGTCTTCTTTTGCCATAATTCCCCTCCTATCATTAAACTCGGTTTCTCACTACCTTCGAATTCGATAGTCACGAATAATTTCTAGAATAGTTTTATTCGCTTTTGGACCACTCCAGTGCCCATCAATAATTTGTTGCATACGAACTCGTGTATACCCATATGCAGTTGCTAAATCATCCATAGTGATGCTGTTTTTCTTCATGAAAGCTTTGATTGCTTCGCGACCATTATCAAGATTCGACATGTGCTCCCTCCTCATTTCATTAATTATGTAAGTTAAGATGATAGAAATTTGTATAAAAAAGTTGACTTAAATTATACATTCGTATACTATATAGACATAGATAAATACGCCTATAACAAAACCTTTAATTCGCACTTGGTCGCCAAACTTTATGCTATAAGGTGTGTTTTAGTTTGCTATTTTTCTATCAAATTAACTTACAAACAAATAATAATACATTCGTGTACTTTAGTCAACCTTTTAGTTACATTTTGTGTACTTTTTATTTGTTTAGAATTGGGGAAGTCTTATATGACACTGTTTGAAAGGATAAAAAAACTAGCTGCAAAACGTCAAAAAAGCATGAAAGAAGTTGCTGTTGAATTAGGTTTTAGTGAAAATCTTTTTTATAGATGGAAAACTACTGAACCTAAAGCTAGAGATTTAGAAAAAGTTGCCGACTATTTTGGAGTATCTGTCGATTACCTCTTAGGTCGTGAAGATAAAATATCATTAGCAGAGAAACATGGAATTTTTGCTTTTGACGGTGGTGATATAACTGATGAAGAAGTAGAATTTTTAAGGTCTGTTTTAGCTGCAAAGCGAGCTGCCGAAAAAAAGTAAAGTGATGTGATGATTTTGTGTAGTGACATTAATAGACATTTATTAAGCTTAGTATCTGACATGGGTTTAGAGTTGCATTTTATTGAAATGGAAAGAAGTGGTTTTTATTTGTCTGAGGAAAAAGCAATATTGTTAAGTAAGAAATTGCTTGATAAAAACTCTGATTTCGAAATTTCGCATGAGCTTGGACATTGTATAAAGAAGCATGAAGAATTAACTGCATTTTACAACGCAACTGATTCAGCTAGAAGAAAATTTGAGTTTGAAGCGAATAAGATTGCTATTGAAATTTTATTGTTCCTATGGTCAAACGAATACGATTTTGAAAAAGAGCATCTAAATGCAGTAAAATTCATGGAATACTATCAAATTCCTTGGAACTTAGAAAACTGTGTTCGAGAAACTATGAGCAATTTTGTATAAAAATAGTCCATGCTTCATCACGAGCAATATATCTGTTTTTCGCCTCTTACATTATAATATGAACGGAGAAATAAAAAATGAAAAAGTTATATTTAGGGCTTGCTATTCTAGGAGTATTCATTTTAGGTGCATGTAACGCTAATACTCGTTCTGATTCAAGCAAAACTTCAAATAGTTCTACAAAAGAAACTAAGATAAGTTCAACAAAAACTAGCTTAAGTTCCACCTCTGAAAGTTCCATAAGTACATCTACTACCTCAAAGGCGCAAGAAACATCGGATAGTAGTACTAACTCATCGTTAACAGCTGATACAACTAGCTATCAGTCCATCTTAAGTGAGTATACACTTAAGATTCAAGACGCTACACCAGGATTAATTCAGGAGTTTAGAAACGAAGCATCAACAAATACTAGTGGAATTGATGGTCTAGCAGCAATTTCTAACAATAAAGTCGAAAAACTGGCCATAATCTCGACTGACGGTGTTAATCAAATGGCAAATTTACATTATTCACTGTCTGATGATTATTCTATCTATGAATCATGGGCAAATCAACTAATCACCATCTACACTGAAGAATCACAAAAAATTATAGGAGAATATCTAGCTAGTTCAGCAGCAACAAATAGCGCTCATACTGGAATAACAACTAGTTCTCCTGATACTCAAGCACAAACAACGCCTTCATCTGAGCCTACTGTAACGACAACTGTCCAAGCAGGAGAAAGCCCACAGGATATAGCTACTAGATCAGGAATAAGCATGGATGCATTATTCAATTTGAATGGAATGGATCTAAACAACTACATGCTTTACCCTGGACAGGAACTAAGAATAAAGTAAATATAAAAAAACAAAACACGTCCCACCGACCAAAGTAAGTACGTGTTAAGTAATCAAAAACCTAGCAATAGGCTCTTGCTATACAGTCTATTGTAGCAAAGAAAGTGAGTAATTACACTATGAAAAGAGCTGCATTGTACATCCGAGTTTCCAGCGATCAACAAGCAAAATTTGGTGATAGTTTAAGAGAACAGCAAGATACACTTCAAGAATATGTAAAAACGCAAAAAGATATGATCGTTCATTCAATTTATATTGATGACGGGATAAGCGGTCAGAAACTAGAACGAGATGAATTTAAGCGCTTAATGAATGATATTGACTCTGGTTTAGTTGATATTATTCTATTCACAAAATTAGATCGTTGGTTTAGATCGTTAAAACACTACTTAAATACACAAGAATTACTCGAAAAAAATCACGTCCATTGGATTGCTGTTTCTCAACCTTACTATGACACTACTACAGCATATGGGAGAACATTCATTAATCAAGTTATGAGCTTTGCCGAACTTGAAGCGCAAATGACAAGCGAGCGTATGAAATCTGTATTTGCAAACAAGGTGAAAATGGGCGAAGTTATAAGTGGCTCTACCCCGCTTGGTTACTCTATAGATGATAAACGCTTAAAGCCGGACAATCAAGCGCATATAGCGCAAGCTGTATTCGCATACTACAACGAGCATGCTAACCTAAATAAGACAGCTAAATTCCTTTTAGAAGAATATGGTATATCTCGCACCATGCAAGCTATTCGTTCCATGCTAAGAAATAAAAAATATATAGGTGAGTTTAGAGATAACAAAAATTTTTGCGAACCTATTATAAACCAAGAACTGTTTTTTTCTGTTAACCGGCAATTGTCCATGAACCAAAAATCTAATGTCAAAAATATGTATTTGTTCTCAGGTATTTTAGTATGCGGTGAATGCGGTAAAAAAATGAACTCAGGTCAAAAGTCAGTCTGGGGAAATAAAAGAAAAGATGGCACACGTATCAAGTACCCTCCTAAATCTATGTATTCTTGCCGATACGCGTACCAACATCCTAAATGTCTGAATACTAAGTCAATACGTGAACACGTATTAGAAGCACGTTTGTTAGACAATATAGACGATCTTATCAGTGTGGAAATAAATGAACTAAAATCAGTCAAAAAAAAACTGCCTGACAATAAGTATAAACAAAAAGCTATAGAAAAGAAAATTGATAGATTAAAAAATGCTTACCTTAACGAAGTTATCAGTTTAAACGAATTTAAACACGATAGGCAAAAATTATTAACTGAACTAAGCGAGCTTACTTTAACATCTGAAGAAAATAGCACTAAACAAAAAATCGAGAACCTTGAAACTCTCCTAAGTATGAATATTAAACAAAACTATAGTAATATGGAAATGTATGAACAAAAAACGTTCTGGCGATCATTTATAAAAAATATTAAATTCGACTCTTCAAAAAAAATTACAGTTAATTTCCTATAATTAATGCAGACCTACTAACGAATAGTGTCAGACATGCAAGATTGAGGGTCTTGTGAGCGTAAGCTCGTGTGGGTTCAAATCCCATCGTCTGCATAAATAAGTAAAACTCATGGTTTATGCCATGAGTTTTTTTGTTTGTTATTAAAAAAACAAGGCAGTTCGTCGAGTCAATTTACAATTTTTCTACCTATATAAGAGTAATCCATTAGTTCTTGATATCGAACATTGACTTTGTTCTCTCATTTGATGATCTTCTGTTTAGGGAAGAGACTATTTTCAAAAGCGACAACAATGTTTGGTTTTTCTAATACCGTGTAGTCTTTGACGACAAATTGCTTACGGTTATTATAGTAGCCTTTCACAAATATCTTCATTCCTTCATCTACATCGGCAATAAAATTAAGACTATGATTAGCAATCAAGCAATTCTCTGAGCCTAAAGTAAAACGGATCAGTGGTCGTTCCCCTAGTTTGATCGTTCTGATTTTTGAGACTGTTCCATATTTTCTTTCCATTGTCATCTCTCCCCTCATCATCATTATACGAACAAACGTTCCGTTTTTCAAGTGGTTTTCCTTGGAAAAACAACTCTAAAAAAGTATCTTTAACGTCTACTTATTCACTTGGCGATCAACGATTTGTTGAGATTTTTCCGCCGTTTGCTTTGCATCGTTTCTCGCTTTTTCTAATTGTGCGATATAACTTCTCAAATTACTATTTTCTGCTGAAATAGTTTCTAATTGTTTCTTCGCGGTTGCTAAATCAGTTTGCAAATTTGTTTTTTCTCGATTTAATTGGCTGATTTGTTCGTTTAACTGATTAACCGTACTTTGCATCTCTGTATATTTGCCCTGGATTTCTTGGAGTCTAGTATTCCATTGACTATTTAGGGTATTGATTTCGTTTATTTTTTGAGTTATTTCATTGATCTTATTGTTGATTTCGATTTGTTTGTCATTTAGTTGGTTTTCTTTACTTTTTAATTGATTTTGTAAGTTCGCATGTTCGGCAACCAATTGGCTTTTTTGCGTTTCCAAGTCAGTGATCTTTGTTTGGTATTCTTGCGCTTTTGTTTGTATATTTTGAAGATCTTGATTTTTTATTGCTAATTGACTATTTAAGTCAGTGATTTTTTGATCATGGCTTGTTAACTGTTGATCAAGTTTTTCTAAATTTTCGTTGATCTTAGTGATATCAGATTCTCCACCCCAGAATAAAACTTCTCCTGCAAACCGTGTGCCCGTATAACCAATAGCCCCTAGCAACAATGCAATCAATCCAGTAATCATCCATTTTTTTTTCATGTTCTTCTCCTTAATAGATATTATTATTTTATAACCAGCTAAATCTAATCTTTTACTTGTCTATTGTCAAGACATATCTATTTTTAAATTTTCAAATTCTATAAAACGTTGAAACGAAAGGACTATAAATTAAATTACAGGCAATATTTTAGTACAAATTCTTTAATTGTTTTATAATAATAGTATGTCATATAGGAAAGGGGTAATTTCAATGAAAACATTAGATATGATCGCTTTAACATTGTTGATTGTTGGAGGATTGAACTGG